TTCTTGCAAAGATATGGATTCCTCTTGAGTAATATTAGATGATTCAAGTCTTTTCTTTATCTTTTCTATACTATCTATTAATTGACGAGAATTGGCTGTTGCTTCTTCAAAAGCACCTCTTAGTTTTAATGCTTCCGATAAAGTTTCAGACTCTAATTGTATTTCTTTTAATTTTCTTACTAAGTCATCGGTAATAGTGTTACCATCTAACTCCGATAAAGCCTCTGCAATATTTAAATCTCTTAATTGGGATTCTAAAATATCTATGGTACTTCTAAGTAATAATTTATTTGATTCTAAAACAGATTTAGATTTTTCTCTTGCTCTTGTTATCTTTTCAGTTAATGATTTGGATTCATTTAAATAGTCTAATTGCTCTTTTATTTTTTTATTTAATTTATCTGCAAAAGTACCAAGTTTATCATATTCATCTACTAAAGCTTCAACTGTTTCAAATATATCTTCTGCTATATCTCGGAATTCTCCATTTTCAGCTATAATTTTAGATAAAGCAACCTTTAATTTATCATAATCCTTAACTAATTTTGCTATAGTCTCTTTTTCTGAAGAGCTGAGATTCTTAAACTGTTCAAATAGTTTACTCAACTCTTTTTGCAAATCTTTTACATCTGCCCCACTTTTTGAAGCACTTTCTCCAAGTGCTTTTATAGCATCCTTTAGTTTATTATCAGCCATTACTTAATCTTAGGATATTTCTTCTTTAATCTCTTTATCTCTGATTTGTAACGCTTTTCATTAAATTTAATATCGTGAATTAACTCTTGTATTTCAGGATCTTTAGTAGCAGTATACATCTTTTTTAGCATACCTATTTGCTTACCAAAAGTAAATAATGCTATGATTCCTGCGAGTAATCCTTCTTGCAAAAGTTTTGAATCTTTATTTGACATAAACAGTATTTACTATAAATATTAGTAATTGTTATTTTCTATAACCTTTTGACTTTTTTGGAGACTCTTCCTTGATATACCTCTTTAATTCATCTACAAAAACAATTCTGAGGTATACAGGTAAATTATACACCTCTACAAAAGAAAGACTACCTTTACTATGGTATATAATATTTAAAATCTGTTTATATAAGTCTAACTTATACTTTTGCGTCAGGCCAAAAAAACTGTATCCCGATGGGAGTATCAACTTGAAATGGTTCACCAGTTTCCCTATCTGTCACCTCCACAGACAGATTTACACCCGGTTGAATACCTTCTATAAACTTTCTCAACGCTCTTGCATCTGATGCTAATATGCCATTATCCACAAAATCTCTTATGAACTTTTGGTCTTTATTGCCATCTACTGATACAATCTGATGTTTCAGCTGTGTAGAAGATAACTTTGCTTGTCCAGTAAATAGTTTTTTATTCTTATCAATTTCCATTTGAAACCTCTTCTGATCACCTTGAGTCATAATCCTAAAGGTTACTACTACTTTTGAAGATGGCAATTCAAATTCAAATTCATTCAGACCTACTTCTTTTAGAAATCTTTCTTCTAAATAATTTAAGGATAATTCTGATAAATCAACACTTTCTCTTTGTTTCTTACCGGAAGGAGTATCAATGCTTACATCATATTCATTACCATATCCAAAAATTCTTGCTGCTACAGTTAGAGCATCTACATCTCCCAAAATTAAATCATCTAACTTTACTCCTTCAGTCACAATTAATGATTCTAAGAATCTATCCAAAACAACACCTTTTTTAATATATGATTCTGTGGTAAGAATATCTTCTTCCTTTGCAGTCATATATTTAATCTCTATATTCCCAGAATGAAGAGGACTACCCTTTGGATAGAGTAGTCCTTTCGATGGTAGTTCTATGATTTCTGTAGGTATTCTATATCCTACTACTTCTTCATTTTTTGAGTTTGGAACTGTCTGTTCATTTGATTCCAAAACTTCTCTCTTAGGGTAATTTGTATCCATTTTCATTTATATAAAACTTTTAAGTAAAACCAAAAAATAATACAGATAGTTTATATTAACCAGGGAAATATTCTGCCCAATCGTAAGAAATAGTTGCATCAATAGCAACTAAGTCATCAGAGGATACATCTAAACTTCCCCAATTAATATTCGCAAAAAATGCACCGTTTAATTCCCAAAAAGCACCTGTTGCTCCTGTTGGATCAACGTAGTACAATGTAATCTTCTTTTTATAAGTAGACATATATTGGTCAACGTTATTAACAGAATCGTGGTGGTCTATAGACATCCAATCGTGAGCTACTTGCGCTCCACTAAGAGTAAGTGTCTCTAATGGATCATAAAAAGTTACACTAATATCTTGCCATCTTGACTTTCCCTTAATCTTGTATTCCGCATTAATCGTATCAACAACAACAGGGTTATTCTCAACAGAAGGTAAATCAGTAGTTTTTATGAGATATGAATCTACATTTTGCTCATAATATGTTTGTATATTCATAATGAAGCGATTCTGCTGCTTCATATCAACAAACTGAAAATTATTCTGATAGGGCATAGTTCTTTATTTTAATATAAATAGTGTTATTTTATAAATTTTATGCATTTCCTTGTCCTTCAGGAGAATCACTTGGGAATACTGCTCCTGTTGGTAATACATAGAAGTCAATAATCACAAATTCCGCAGTTCTTGTTGGTTTCAAGTAGATAGCACCTCTCAATTCATTTCTATCAATTACATCAGGTGTATTGTTTGATTCATCCATTACAATTCTAAAATCATACAAACCTTGTTTTCTTTGAACATCTTGGAAATATGGGGTAGTAATATCAATGAATCTTTTTCTTGTCTGTACAGTATTTTGTTCAAACACCAAGTATCTTGAAGAAGATGCAACAAACTTCTTAGCTGCAATAAGCAATCTTCTTACATTAATTCTATCTAAAGCAGAACGCTTCTTCTGTAGAGTCTTTTGACCCCATACTACAACACCATCTCTTGGATAAGTTGCAATTGGGTTAACATTACTTGAATATAAGTCATCCCTCATAGATGTTGTAAGTTTAGTTTCAGCCTGTACCGCAATCTCAATACCTCCCCTATTTAAACCTGCAGGAGCAAACCAAGGGAAACTTACATAATCATTGAAAGATAAGACACCAGCTACTACACAAGAAGGTGGAATCCAAACGTTTCTATTTAAGTCAGGGTCAGCAACTTGTACCCAAGGGTAGTACATCGCAGCATAATTAGAGTTTCTTGATTCTCCTGCTAATTGTGCTTGTCCTAAAGAATCACCATACTTAGTTGGGTCAATTACAAGGAATACATCACCTCTCTCTTCACATACTGCAATTGCATAAGTAAGGATATCGCTATGCTTTCCACCTGCTTCTTGGATGATACCAGGCATAAACAACATATTAATATCATATTCATCTGCATTTGATAAAATGTCTAAAGCATCATAATATGCTGTAGAACCAGATATGCCACCTGCACCTTGAGATAAGTTAAATCCTTGAGAATTTTCTTCTACAATACTGTTGTAGAATGCTCTTGGATGCTGTACATAGCCATCAGTACCATAAGCAAAAGTTCCTGATACAGCAGCAGGTAATGAACCTGATAATGCACCATCCCTAACATCTCCATTCTCATTAAGATAATTGAGAGTTTGTTTTAATACTTCTACTCTAACAAATCTTGAACGGTTAGGATAAGAACCTGACAATTGTAGATAAGGTCTTCCTGTTCCACTTCCTCTTAAAGTATATACTTGGTCTCCTACTACTCTTGGTAAGTATCCTACATCGTTAGGGTCTAAAGATACGTTATTGAACTGCTCAATAACAATCTTTCTTCCTGTTCTATCATCACCTCTTCTTAAGGAAAGATTAAATGTACCTCTTCTATTGTTTACATTAGATATTTCCCATCTAAAGTTATTTCTGTTTCCGTTTGTTAATATTCCTAAATTATTAACATCTCCCGGACTTTCTAATCCATTTGTTGATGAAACTGCTCCACCGCTATTGCCATACAATCCCTCAGACATTAAATGAATCTTAAATGCAGCATCTGCTTCAGTAAATAAAGACGCTGTTAAATCACTTCGAGTAAGACCTCCATCAATATAGGTGGTATGATATGAACCCGAAGTTATAACATTAGTTCTCGCAATTTCTGCATCGCTATTGATAATCCTTACTACTGTAAGATTATCTCCGTATCTCAAATATTCTTGAGCAGTATAGTTAGTCAAAAATTTATATTCAGAAGCATAAGCACCTGAACCTGATATAAAGCTATTACCAAATGCTCTTAGATATTCTGCATAGTTAGATACAGTAGTTGGTCTAAACGCAGGACCATATAAGGTAGGTCCAATTACTGCTGCACCTATTGCTTGTATTTCTTGAGGTAAGAAGCTCAAGTCCTTTTCTCGTGTAAATACACCTGGACTGATAAATCTTTCGTTAGCCATTTTTATGTTATTAAGTTAGTTTTTAATTCAAATTGCTATCTATAAATATATGGCAATTTTTTGAAAATTAGTTTTAATCCCTCTCCCCAGGAAATTTATCCACAGCATTTATATCAAAAGAAGACTGCTCTGTTCTAAATACTATCCTTTTTACAGAATAGGCTTTTCGTATAGTAGACTTTCTCAATTCAAATTCAGATTGTAAACGAGCATCAACAGTCAAAGGTATTGTCGATTTAACTAACCTTTCAGAGTTCGAAGGATTAATGTTATCAAAGGATATATCTCCTACATAAGTTCTAAACTTATAAGAGTCTCCCCATACAAAATTACTTGCAGGAATTATATTTTGAACAATATTGTTCATCTGCTCAATATAGTAAGAGAAAAATACTAACTCATATTCTACTTTGTAGAATTCAGGCATAACTGATATGTAGAATTCTTCAGAAAAATTAGAGTTTGTTGTTTTACTATGTTGATCTCTTATGTTTTCAAAGTTTCTCTCTTTAGGTCTAATTAATAAATTTGAACCCTCCACAGGATAATTCACATCTAATTTTTTAAATCTGTCATCCTCTGACATAGATAATCTTTTTATAACTCCATAAGGTGCTAAAATCTTACCTTGCTTATCTCTTAGATATCCTCTTCCTTGAATTTGAGACCATATTTCAGCAGAAGCATACACAATAGGTACATCTACCATACTCTCATTCTGCTCTACTTGTAAATCAATAACATTCTTTAGATAATACATTATAGCATAATCCACATCATATATTGATATGGCGGGAGTTCTAAAGGTGTCATCATCTCGCCTTACTTCACGAGCTCTATTAATATCCCTATTCAGATTGATATCTGTTGTACTAAATGGTATTTCTTTATTTTGAGACATTATATTCTATTTGGTAAATCATAAATACTATTCCTTGCTGTGGTAATATCTTCAACACCAAGTCTATCAGGTGTTGTCTTGAATCCAGTAGCAACAATACTTATATTGTAACCAAATTCATCTTCTCCATCTTCTGTTGTTGCAAGAAGAGTATCAGGATTTCTTCCTGTCCATAATTCATTTATAGAAACATAAGTTAATTCGTAGTATTCATTATCCCACTTTACTACATCTCCTTCCAATATCACTAAGTTCTTATCTTTTAAATCATCTCGCAAAAAAGAGAACTTTATCTCTCTTGTAAAAGTATTATAATCATCTCCATCAAAATCCTTGTCCTGTCTTGTAATTAAAGAATTTATCCTCATAGGATTATAAAATACCTTTTTTGTAGATTCTCCGTATATGTTTACTTTTGTAAACTGTGTAGAAATTTTATATATGACAACCTCTGTATTGATAATACCATTTATCAATTCCCTATTGAGTCTTCTGACTAAACTAACATCCCTTGAACTTCCAAATAGTGGCATATCAAATATTTAAATCTTCTTTTAAGTCATCATAATACATTTGAGAATCTTCATCTAACTCATCGTAATCTATTTTAGATAAATATTTATTCAATACAGATTTATGATTATTAGGTACATTATATCTATTTACATAGAAATATCTGCTCAAATATTCTAAATATTTTATATCGTAATCATTTGTATTTTTTTCTAAATACATAATTACGAATCCATATATATTATCATCTATTTTGTCATTTTCAAAATCTAATTCTTTTATTTTTTTAAATACTATATTTGGATATATTTTTTTTATATGCTCTATTTGGTTAGGATAAATTTTATCATACTTATCCATAAACTCAAAATCTGTTATATAAGCATCAAATGATATACTATTATATTTAATTAATTTTAATAATCTATTTATTTCACTATTTGAAAGTTCTGTTACATCAACATGAGCAAACCCATACTCATTTGCTCTCTTTATCATAGCACTGGTAACACTTGAGTTGTAATCAGATTTTTCATAATAGTTGGGTGTACGTTTCGGAGCATCTGTTACATCATTTAAATCGTAAATTACAGAACCATGTCTTGTGTTATCAAACATAGGTATTCCATTTACATTAACCCCATTCCAACCATTATCTTCCATAAACATAGTAGATATACTCGCTTTAAATTTTAGATTACCGCCTCCAAGTTTATTTTTAGAATAATTTGGCAAAACTTCTTTTTTTATTTTTTTTACAAAATTTTTTGTGAATTTTAAGCCTAAGTCTTTAGAATTTTTTATTATTTTAGTTAAATATTCTTTTTTAATTTTAGTATCTTCATCAGATTCAATACTATAAAATAAATCATTGATATCCTTTAATAGATTAAATAGGAGTTCAGCATGTTTTTCATTTTTTGGTTTATACAAATTATATCTATCTAAATCTATTGCATATGTACCACCATCTAATTTTATTAAAGGCTCTCCGTAATTTTTTTGAAGGATATCTTTAACTTTTGGAGAATCTACATTATAATCCGACTCATTTTTATATGTAGATAAGTATGTTCCAGAACCAAAATGTCCTGTTCCTCTTCCTCTCATCATAATTATAGAATCTGTTCCTCCCCCATACTTTTCCAATTTTTTTACATCAAAAGAATTGTCCCTATTTAGATGTAATGAGTAATTTATTTCTTTTAATATATTTAATAACTTTATCATCCTATATAAAATCTTAAAGGTACTTTGCTTATTTCACTCTGCAATGCATCAGATTCTGCTTGTTTTCTCTCCAATAAACTTTGACGAGAGAATTCATTAAGAGTTTCTCTGAGTTCTTCTATCAATGCATTCTTTTCAGATTCAGCAGCACTAAGTAATGCATCACCATTCAAAGTTATTTCAGCCTCTGGAATAGGAATAGAAGAATACTTACTTCTTACATATCCCAACATTTCTTTAGCTAACGCTAAAGTATATCTCTTAATCCATTGTTTACCCATAGAGTTTATTCTTGAATAAACCATATTACCATAAGGTACATTTGAGTAATCGCTTATTTTGCCTCTCCCACGTTTTAATGGATCAGTTTCTTGACTCTCTAAAGTATATTCAAAATATAATTTTACATCTCTATTAGGAATAGGAAATATAGTAAGTCTATTATTCACCAATCTAAAACTGTAAGCACTCTTACGAATCATATCATTGAATTCAATACCTTGAATTCTAAGCAAGTCTGCATTTAAAGGATATAGAACAAAACTAACAGCAGGTGTATATCCTCCCCATTCAAACCC